CGTGCTGACCACCGGCTTTGATGCGCCGAACATCGACTGCGTGGCCATGGTGCGTCCCACCATGTCGCCCGGCCTGTTCTATCAGATGGTCGGGAGGGGCTTCCGCCTGCATCCCGGCAAGGAGAACTGCCTGGTCCTGGACTTTGGAGGAAACGTGCTGCGGCACGGACCGGTGGATGCGATTCGCGTGCAGGATGCGTTTGGAAGCGGCAATGGAAAGGCCCCGGCCAAGGAATGTCCGTCCTGTCAGTCGCTCATCGCCTCGGGCTACGCCATCTGTCCCGACTGCGGGCACGAGTTCCCGAGACGTGAACGCGCATCGCACGACGCCGAAGCCTCGAGCGCCGGGATTCTCTCGGACGAGGTCACCGTCACCGAGTACCTGGTGCAGGAAGTGTACTACGCCGTCCACACCAAGCGGGACGCGCCGGACGACGCGCCCAAAACCATGCGCGTTGAATACCGGATCGGCTGGCAGCAATACCAGAGCGAGTGGATCTGCTTCGAGCACACCGGTTGGGCCAGGCAGAAAGCCGAATCGTGGTGGCGGCAACGGTCGACCGCGCCGGTGCCCGTCTCGGCGGCCGAAGCCGTGTCCATGGCGAGCAGCGGCGCGCTTTGCGAAACAAAGGCGATCACGGTCCGCTCGGCCGCGGGCGAGAAGTACGACCGCATCGTGGGCTACGACCTCGGCGAGAAGCCGTCCTACCGGGAACCGGGATGGGATGACGAAGCGGAACTGCCCGTAGGCGCGGACGGATGGGAGGGCGTCGATGACGACACCATCCCTTTCTGACGCCGCGCTCCGTTACGCCGAACTCGGATACCCGGTCTTTCCCTGCGTGCCCGGCGGCAAGGCTCCGCTTACCAAGCGCGGATTCAAGGACGTCTCCACTGACCCGGATCGGATCGAAGCGTGGTGGGAACAACATCCGGACGCCAACATCGGCATCCCCACGGCGGGCCTGGTGGTCGTTGACGTCGACGGCAAGGACAACCCCTGCTGCTCCGGTTCGTTTGTTACCATCGAGGAACGGATGGTTTTGAACGATGTGAAACAGATAGGCCGCCGCCATCTCAAAGATATCTTTGTGAAGATATTCCCCACCGAACGATGCCTGAGGCATGGCAATGGCCGATTGAATCAGCCCAAGATCGCGCAGGCCTTCAGATCCGCCGTATCTTTCGATCATGCTGAGGTGAAGTTCAATGATCTGTTCGATGTCGAGGAAAGTCGGGTCCACAGACTACTCCGCCAGTTTTTTCAGAGCACGACCAAAACGCTTATGCACCATCTCCAACGACTCTTGGAACTTTTTATCTTGCTTCTTGTTGCGGACGGGCTGCAAAACAAGCGCTTGGCCGTCGGTAATGATCTCGAACTGGGTTTCGGGAGTCGCCCGGATCAATTCCAGGATGGGCTTATCGAGCACCACAGCATAGCTGTTTCCGTGTTTGACGAGCGATTTTGTCATGGTTTTGCACTCCAGGGGCTTATTGACCCATGTACTAACAATGTATCACCTATCTTATCGTCTGTCAAGGGGGGCTACGCGACTTTCGTAGAGGGAAATTTTGGGCCGAAGCATCGCCCCGGTCACAGGCCGAGGCGTCGTTGGAGTGGGGCTTGATGTTATCAGTCGTTGAGTACAAACAGTCCGCAATCGACCTTGCGGAAGCGCGAGTCGTCGCCCTTTCTTCGGATCTCGCGCATCATCGCGGCATGCAACGTCGCCGTGGGGGTCTTACCGTGAGGGCTCTTCCACAGTTTCTGCTCGGCCATCGCATCGATCAGATCGCTGACCCACATGGGTTTGCCGGCGTTTTTGAGCACCTGGGCTGCCGCGTCCAGGGCGCTGAGCCGCTTGAGCTTGTCGGGGGTCTTTTTCTTGGCCTTCTTAGGGGCGGCCTTGATGCCAGCCTTACGTGGCGTGGCGGTCTTCTTGCCCTTCGTTGCGTCACTTCGTTTCATGGGTCTTCTCCTGTCAAATGGGAAACGGGTTTACTTGTCGTTCCTATCGACCTTGTCCGTCAGGACAAAATCGCGACGCTGCCATCGTTCGATGCCGTAAGCAGTCCTGATCTCGTACTCGGTGCATTCACCCGTGACCGGGTCGAAGGTGAGCCCTGTGACAATCGTTCCGGGCTCGGCGTCGTCCCTGTTCAGGATCTTCGTTCCGCGAGGTATGCAATTCGGGGTCGTCATAATCTATCTCCTGGTTATTGCCTGCGTTACACCCACATTGAGCCATGGAATCGAACCTGCATCAAGTCAATAAATGCTTTTATTGCAATAACTTATGAGATTCTTCATCATCGCGGCGGGGGTTGAATTATGCCGGCTGAGCCGTTGAAAATGACGGCCCTGACTCCCGGCCAGGCGGCCAAAATCCTGGCCTCGGCCTACAGGCGGCGGATCGACGAGGAGCGGGTACGGCAGGTGGCTGAGGAAAGCCAGCTGCTGCGGGCGGACGGGACGTTCAACCTGATCGAATACGTGGCCTACCTGGTCGGGGAGGTGACCGGTGGCCACGACGTTTAATCCGCGCAAACTTCGGCCGGCTGAGCTGCTGCGAATGGTCAACGCGACCCATCTGGGTAGCGTGCTGACCGAATTTCAGCTTCGCCGCCATCGCAATCAGGCCGGATACACGATCGGCGACGCGCGCACGGTGGATCTGTTCCGTTATGCGGCTTGGCTGACGTTGGAATACTTCAAGCCGAAGACCGAGCCTCTGAATTACGAGCAACAGAAAGCCAAGCAAGCGGAGCGCAATTCTGAAGCTGTTCGAGCCGCCCAGGACATCGGTGAGATTCCTGCTGTTGTCGATCGCGAGCGCAAAGCTCGATGTGGGGCATCGTTTAAGTCCTTTTGCGAGACATATTTTGCGGAGGTGTTTTATCTGCCCTGGTCGGATGACCATCTGCGTGTGATCGACAAAATCGAGAAAGCAGTCCGTACGGGTGGCTTGTTTGCCATGGCCATGCCTCGTGGATCGGGCAAGACGGTTCTATGCCAGACTGCGGTGTTGTGGTCAGCGTTAATTGGTGCTTCGCCATTTGTGTGTCTTATTGCCGCAAGTGCCGAACGCGCCCGGGATCTGCTGGAGAACATCAAGATATGGCTGGAGACCAACCCGCTACTGCCGGCGGATTTCCCGGAGGTCACATACCCAATCCAATGTCTCGAGCGGATTACGAATCGACAAAAAGGCCAAAAGTATAAAGGTGAGCCAACACGCATTGATTGGGCATCCGATCGGATCGTACTGCCGACCATCGCGGGTTCGAAGGCTTCCGGCGTGGTGATCTCCAGCTCGGGTATGAAGGGCTCAGACATTCGCGGGCAGAACTATGCCCGTGCTGACGGCCAGGTGGTGCGCCCACAGCTCGTACTGGTGGACGATCCACAAACAACCGAATCCGCATGGTCGCCGTCGCAGTCGCAGCGGCGCGAAGCGATTCTCGCCGGTGACGTGTTGGGCATGGCTGGCCCTGGCAAGAAGATTGCGGGGCTGATGGCCTGCACTGTCATTCAGCCGGCCGATATGGCGGACAATATCCTTGATCGAGAGAAACACCCTGAATGGCAAGGCGAACGAACCAAGATGGTTTACGCTTTCCCCTCGAGCGAAAAACTCTGGGCCAAGTATGCAGAGCTGAGGGCTGATTCACTTCGTAACGATGGTGACGGCTTTGAGGCAACCGAGTTCTATATTGCTAACCGCGATGCTATGGACGCCGGCACGATAGTCGCTTGGCCACAACGATTCAACGAGGACGAGGTCAGTGCAATTCAGCACGCGATGAACCTTAAGTATCGGGACGAGGCTGCATTCTTTGCAGAATATCAGAATGAGCCAATCGTCGAGGAGATCGGCGAGGAGATGCTGACGGCTGAGCAAATCGCAGCGAAGCTCAATGGCTATCGAAGTGGCGAGATTCCGATCGGCTGCAATTATCTAACGATGTTCATTGATGTTCAACAGAAAGTTTTGTTCTGGATGCTCTGCGCGTGGGAGGAAAATTTCACTGGCTATATCGTGGACTATGGAGCTTGGCCCGAGCAGCGGCGCCCGTATTTCACGCTTCGAGACGTGCGTGCCACGATCGGACGCGCCGCACCCGGCGCTGGCATGGAGGGTCAAATCTATGCTGCACTGGACAAGCTGACTGCTGAGAAACTTTCGCGGGTCTATCGACGTGAGGACGGTGCCGATATGCGCATCGACCGGTGCCTGGTCGACGCCAACTGGGGCCAGTCTACGGATGTGGTGTACCAATTCTGTCGGCAGAGCAACTTCGCGGGCATATTGCTTCCCAGTCACGGTAAGTATGTCGGAGCATCAAGCGTGCCGTTCAGCGAATACAAACGCAAGCGCGGTGACCGCGTCGGCCTGCACTGGCGGATTCCCAATACCGTCGGCAAGCGTCAGGTCCGCCATGCTCTTATCGACACGAATTACTGGAAGACCTTTGTGCATGCCCGCCTGGCCGTTGCGATGGGCGATCCTGGTTGCCTGTCCCTGTATGGGCGAGACGAAAAGACGCACCGATTGCTCGCCGACCATCTCAGTGCCGATCAACAGGCGGAGCTGCGAACGGCACTGCTTCGTGCGATGCAGGGTGATAACGGGGCCTGGACGCAAATCGCCGAGCTACTGGGCATCGTCTTCAATCCGACCTCGCGGCCGGAATGAGGCTAAAGGCCAAAGGCTGAAGACTGAAGGCGCCGATAAGGAGGGCTTTTCTTCCTTCAGCCTTTAGTCTTAAGCCTTAAGCCTGAAGCGACCGAAGGGAGCGACCCATGGCTCGCGTAATCAATGCTGACGGCGCCACGATCGTGGGCACGCTCGAGCAGATCGCCCGGCTGCTCGAGTTGCTCAGAGGCCAAGGTCCAGGCGTCGTCAATATGGACCGGGCGAAATTTATCATCCTGGGTAAGCCGTTGACGCACACAAGCGTCAAGCAGGCAATCGAAGCGACACCGAAAAGAAGAGGCTGAAGGCTAGAGGCTGAAGACTGAAGGCGCAGACAATGAAGGTTCTTCTTCCTTCAGCCTTTGGTCTTAAGCCTTAAGCCTTACGCAACCGAAGGGAGCGACACTGATGAGTAAGCAGATTGTTACGGGTTGGCGCTGGTGGCTCTGGCCAATTCGCAGCCGAAAGGTGCAGGTGGCCATCGCGACGGTCGTAGCCGCATGGCTCGTCCATGCCGACCTCGATGTCAGTGAAAGCGTGGTCACCGCGATTATTGCCTCGGGCGTAGCTCTGATTCTGGGGATTGCGCACGAGGATATCAGATAGACAGGTATGAGCTGACAAGCGCGACATGCTCCGTCTGTGGAGGCCAGGGAGTCATCGGGATTTCGTCAACAAACCTCTTTAAGTGCTTCACTTGCGAAGGTAAAGGCTTCGTGCTTGGCCCGAAGGCGGATGGCCCTTACGTGAAGTGTCCCCAATGCAAGGAAAGTGGGTGCTAGTCAGAGAAGATCACGGAGACCATGCAGTGCCAGACCTGCAAGGGAGCGGGGCACATCGGGTACTGACGTCCCGAGAAGCAGCGGCACGCATCCATCAAACGGACGGGCTTGGAATGTTCACTGGTGCGATTTGCTTTGGAGAATCGCTCAGTCCCGCCCTCATCATTCGTTTCACACTTGAGGTTCCTGCGTTGACTTCGTTGTAGTATCCACCAGGTCGTCCCTCTTGTTAGTCTTTTATTGACAAGGACTTGTGTAGAGCTCACACCTCTTGTTCAATTACGCAGACAATGAAACGCTCCTGGACACATCTGGCATCAGAGCTACCGCTATCCTGGCAAGCACAGGCCTGGGTCTTGACCCAGGCGAATACGCCAACATACAATTCAGTCCTTACTGGCAAGGTTACGCTCTTACCAGATGGTCCTTACTAGCCCGGATTATTCACCAGACCTCTGCTGCAACGCCGTAAGTCCACGCATCTACTGCGTTAGGCTCAATCGGCCTGCTCAACAACCTGTCTAAGGTTGCCTCCGCGGCCCTCAATCGAGTGGGGGGTTGTTTTATAGATGCTCCTTTGAAAATCCAAATTCAAATCGAAGGAACACCTACTGGTGTAGCTCTGACGGCTGAAGACCTACTATCGCACACGTCTATCGAGTATACCACGGCCAGGAAAGCTACCTGCCAACTCGATGCGCCGAAACAGTAATGGCGGTTTTCAGCCTCATTGTATCTGGTGTGGGGCCTACTGAGATGTTCTGGCAATGGTAAAAACGATTACGGGAGCGGCACACAGGCTTTCGGGTGCGCATACAGCTGGGCGATTCGTGACTTCCACTAACTGACGTTGACTAATGTAGAGCTATGCTGATTCAGGCTCTGCACGATGGAGAAAAAGATGGGCAAAGTAGGAACAATCGAGAATAGCGTATCAGGAGCAACGCCCACAGTAAACAGAAAGCTGCGTGGTGTGATAGTTGGTATCGACTTCTACCCCTATGCCCGGGACGAGGCGCCTTCGCTTTCGTGTGCCGCCAACGATGCCGAGCAGATGTTCGAAATGCTTTGTTCGAATCGCGAGCACACTGAACTTACTTTGCTGGTCAATAAAGAAGCAGAGTTTCACCGTATCCAGAAAGAGGTCGAATCTCATCGGGATGCTCTCGAAGAGGGTGAATCATTCTTGTTCTACTTCGCCGGACATGGAGGGCTCGTAGAGACCAGGAACGCTTGCGAGGCGTTGTTCCTTGCCCACGACTACCGTCCCCAATCACCTAGTGAGTTTCCGGCTGGTGGTTTTACGTTGCCTGCTCTGCAGAATTGGATAAAGGGAGATGGTAACGGAACGCCACCTACGAACATACTTTTCATATTCGATACATGTCATGCTGGTGCAGGCATAGACCACGGCGGCCACAATATTATCCAGCCCCGCTTTAACGGCGCCCGCGCGGTCGCAAGGGCAACCCAGATCCCATTCCCTAATCCGCTGACGAATAATTTTAAGTGTCCAACGCCCATAGGGGCATCCTGGCCATCTGGATCGAAGACCGCCGTGCTATGCGCGACACAGGGCAGAAATGCTGCCTATGAACTTCCTGATCTTGGGCATGGTCTGTTTACCCTACAGGTCTTGAGATGGTGGCGCAAACAACTGCAACAAGGCGCGGAGCCAATCAATGACCTCGGTACCCAGTTAATCAATGGTGTGAAGGAGGCCTTCGGCGCACAGAAAGTCAATAACGAAGCAATTACTTGGCGCCAATTGCAGGAACCTGTCAAGGCGACTTCGCAAGACATCACGTTTGATGAAACGTACCAATGGCTGCGCAGGGCTCCTTCTATTGACGCACTATCAATATGGAAATGCTTTCCAACGGTACCGAAAGATCAGCCCAAAACTGGTTATATCAATCCTGACGACGTGAATAACCTTGAAACCATACTCAGAGCAGACCCCGAGAACGATATCAAAAGTATTCGCGACTCCAACATCTTCGTATCCGGGCCGCCGTTGATTGGCAAAAGGCCGGCTATTCGTGTTGTCGCCGACCGTCGGCGACCGCCAAAGCGCCACGGTTTTCAACCGGCGTTCACAGGCGGCGTCCTGGAATACGCTCAGGTCATCGTTGATGATGTCTCTTCTGTCGATGGACAACATCTTTCCAAACGTGTCCACCGAGAAGGTCGTCACGGCCTCGCTGATGCCGCCGTGCTTGATCTCGCCGCCCGGGGCCACCTGCTCGAGCTGTCCGGTAAACGACGGCCTGATTGCGGTGTTGGTCTTGAAGTCGCTGGTGCTGCGGATCGCGCAAAACGCTCGCCACGACGCGGGCGTCTCGTTGTACGAATCCAGAAGCACCTTGTTGGCGACGTTACCCAGCGATGTCGGCAGCGACATCGTCGACATCGCCGCCTTGACCAGTTCCATACGCCCGATGGGCACGTCGCGCCCGTCGGCCTGAAGCGCAGCGCGACACAGGTCGATCATGCTGGTAGCGCCCAGCCGGTCCGCCTGCTCCATGGCCATCGAACCCAGGGTCTTTTCGCCGAGAGTCATCATTCCCATGTGGCTCAGCAGCGCCGCTTCGAGCACGCTGCCCGTGGCGACGGCCGGTTCGCTACGCCAGACAGTAGGCGGCTTGGGCCTGCTGGCGCGGAGCACTTCCAACTCGCAGCGCGTCTCGTCCCAGCCGTCCTCGATGGCGCGAGCCTGAATCTCCGGGTACTTGGTCCCGCAGATCGACGCGATGTTCGCCACGCGTTTTTTCTCAACAGCCTCCACGCCGCGACGGGTCGAATCGTGATCCGAAAGGATCGCCACGCCGCCCGACACATCCAGGTTCGCCAAGTCGATTACAATGGGCCCCCCGCCGGGCACACGCATGATGCCGCCGCTGTAGGCGAGGATGCTCCCCGCGGGCAACTTGCGCATGTCCACGGCGGCTTGAAGCAGAAGGTCATCCGTGACCATTACATCATCCATGTTCGTTACCCCTTTATCTGTTTGGCGAAGTGTTTCTTCATGGCCGTGACGAGCGCCTTGCGCTGGGCGGCGTCGGACTCTTCGATGAGTTGTTCGAGCAGCGCTTCAGCCACCTCGTCCATCATCTGGCCCTGCTGGTACAGGCGGATGGCCAGGTAGTCGCTCATCGCGGCGCGAAGGTCGGTGTCCTCGGTCTCGGCAAGCCGGTCCATTGCAGCGTCGGCGTCCAGGCCGTCCACCATTTGGCGAGCATTCTCGTCCAGGTCCCACCGCTTGCCGGTAGCAAAGTGGTTCCGCCCCAAACCTGCGGTTGGATGGTGGTATGGCGCTCTGGGCGCGAGCATCAATAAACGTACCACCCGACGCGTAAGCGAGATTTTATTTCATCGCACGCATCAAACGTTTTCGTTCATTTTCTAAGAGTTCGCGTTTTCGCAAACGGTTTTCTTTTGGCGTGATTTCCACCAGTTCGTCGTCGTCGATGAACTCCAGGGCCATCTCCAATGTCAGTTCGCGTGCCGGTCGCAGCACCACCGTCACATCCGCCGCTGCCGCGCGAATGTTGGTCATCTTCTTGGCCCGCGTCACATTGACGACGATATCGTTGCCGCGTCGGTGCTCACCGACAATCTGTCCTTCATAGACTTGATCGCCTGGCGATACAAAGAACTCACCCCGGTCGGCCAGGTTGTTCAGCGCATAGGCGGTGACCTGCCCCGGGTCACTGGCGATCTGCACGCCGGATGCTCGGCCCGGGATATCGCCGCGGAAAAATTCGTACTCATAAAAGTTATGATGCATGATCGCTGTGCCGTTGGTCGCGGTCAGCATCCGGTTACGCAAGCCGACCAACCCCCGCGCCGGAATGGTGAATTCCAGATAGGTGGTGGCGTCTCGCGTTTCCATGGTGGTGCAAATCGCCCGGCGAGAACCCATCAACTCCATCACTGTGCCAACGTGTTCGGTGGGGACCTCGATGACGCACAGTTCGATCGGCTCGGTTTTTTTACCTTTCAGCTCACGAAAAATCACCTTGGGCTTGCCGACCGCCAATTCAAATCCTTCGCGGCGCATGTTTTCGATCAAGATCGACAGATGCAGCAGCCCCCGGCCGGACACGCGAAACTCGTCCGGGGTTGCGCCCGGCTCGACGTGCAAGGCGACGTTGCTTTGCTGCTCTTTTTCCAGTCGATCGCGGATATGTCGGCTCGTCAAATATTGGCCCGATCGGCCGGCGAACGGCGACGCGTTCGTCCGAAACGTCATATGCAAGGTCGGCTCGTCGATCCGAACAATCGGCAAGGGCTTGGGGTGCTCGGCATCAGCGATTGTGTTGCCAATATCGACAAATTCCAGCCCAACGACCGCACATATATTGCCTGCGGTGACCTCCTCGGCTTTCTGACGACCGAGGCCGTCGAATAGGAAGAGTTCGCCGATTTTATCTTTGGTTTGCGTGCCGTCCCGATGAATGACGACCACCTCTTGGGCCGATCGTAACGTACCGGCATGGACGCGTCCGATGCCAATCCTCCCGACGTAATCGTTGTAATCCAGCGAAGAGATCAACATTTGCAGCGGCGCGTCGGTATCGACCTTTGGCCGAGGGACATATTCCAGGATTGTTTCAAACAATACGAGTAGATCCTTGCCTTGCTTGTCCGGCTCCAGCGAGGCATGACCTTGCACGCCGGAGGCAAAGATGGTTGGGCATTCCAGCGCCTCGTCATCGGCGCCAAGCTCGATAAACAGATCGAAGACTTCGTCGAGTATGCGTGCAGGACGCGCGTCTGGCCGGTCGATCTTGTTAATAACCACGATGGGTTTCAGGTGGGCCTCGAACGCTTTGCGCAATACAAAACGGGTCTGCGGCATTGGGCCTTCGAACGCGTCCACCAGCAGCAAACACCCATCCGCCATGGTGAGCACGCGCTCGACCTCGCCGCCGAAGTCCGCATGGCCGGGCGTATCGATCAGATTGATCCGGGTATCCTTATAGTTGATCGCGATATTCTTCGAGAGGATGGTGATCCCGCGCTCTCGTTCGAGATCGTTGGAATCGAGAATCCGCTCACCTTTGAGCTGAGCCTCGCGAAATTGCCCGCACTGGCGAAGCATCTGATCGACCAGCGTGGTCTTGCCATGATCGACGTGAGCGATGATGGCGACATTGCGTACGTCTTCTGTTGGCACGTTCTTGGCATCCTTTTGCATGAAACCCCGTAAACGAAGGTGTGGACGTTCCCTGGATCCGCACCCCGACCACAAAGGAGAGGGCAGCTTCAAAGGGCAGAAAGGATACACAAAAAAGCCCTCACCCGCCAGCGGTGCATTACTTGAATGACCAAACCGGGTCC